GAACCATACGGCCCTCAGTTTTCGTATGGTGAGGACAACCCTTTGAATCATCGTTCAGGTTTCGCAATTCTGACATTTTTGAATGGGAAACTGTTGTGGCCTGAGCTAGTTCATAAATGGGATGAAAATCAGGTTGAATTTAGAGGTCAAATCATTAATGTTTAAAAGGATTTATATGTACAAGCTTGAAATTGAATTGGGATGGGAAGAAAAAATTACCATTGAAACTGACGACTTCAATAAGATTGCTCTTATACAAGACTTTATTGCTATGCAAGAAGAGTGTGAGTGGTCTGAGGAAGAAGAAGACGATGAGCTGTGCTTTGTTGATGAAGACGGTCTTACTTGGGTTTATGTTGCAGAGTTAGACGAATGGGTTGTCTACCAAGGTGAAGACGAAGAAGAAGACAAAGAAGATCAAGAGTAAAGTTTGACTTAATTTCTTGGAGGCTATCCATGCTTTATTAACATGGATGGCCTTTTTTATTTTTCTTTTACGCCACAAACTTGCCATTGTAGTTATCCTCAAGCTCTTTAATCCTAGCTGACAAAACTTTTACCATTTCAGTTAGCACTGCTACTTCAGCTATTAGCCTAGCTTCTTTGGTTGGAGTACGTAACATTTCTTTTCTAACGTTGCTTAAACGTTCTATGTCGTTAAACACTTCATCTTCTTCGGGGGTAACAGGTATCATGATCTTCTCCATTCAGTTTGGGGTTTAGGGGAATACATATCTTCTGGGCAAGGAGTATCTGGGGGAACCTCTACACACATCCACACAGCTGCGTATTGCCCCTTACGAGGCACTACTTGCCATCTGTCTACATAGATACCCCAAACATTATTTACAGTGTGCTGCATACTTTTGTAACTTGATCCCATAGCTTTAGCTATTTGATTAGTAGTTAAACCATCTGGGGACGCTAGTATTAGATTTCTTATTTTGGTATGTCTAGACTGTCTCATTTGTATCCTTGAATGTCATCAGCATCATCTTCGTAATCTTGGGTGTCGTCATCATCACACTCTGGGCATCCAGGGTGGTCTGGGTCACGACAATTTGGATGAGACATTAATTGAAAACGATAGCGTTTTTCATATAAGTCTTGTGACTTTAACTCTCTATGTTCAGCGTTGTCTGGGTCATAGCCAATCATTTTAGATACCCCAACAAGTTAATTACTGAATCAACTACTGACGATACGGTTAGTACGACTAGCACCATGCTGTCCCTGTCCATTTTTAAGTCCTTTCTCTGCTTGTTTAACTAATTCAGCAAACCAGAGCAGATGCTCTGATGTTGCTGAAAATGGGTTCTCATTGGGGTTTAACCATTTGGCAAACCTTGGTGGGAATCTTGGAATCATGCTTCTGCTTGATTTGGTTTAGATTGTTGCTGTAGCTTTTCTATGTACTGAAGAGCTGATTCTTTGTTCATATTAGCTTCATGTTGTTTCCACTTTTCAAGTAGTTCGTTGATGATGATTCTGTTGCGGTCTGCTGCTTCTGAAGATATTTTCATGGTAAATGTTTCATAATAAAGTTTTGCCAATGCTCGGTGTTTGTGAACACACAAGCGTCTAGTTCGTGTTTAGCTGCCCAGTCCAAATAAGTGGTGTTACTTTTCTTTGACAGTCCTTGGTTGCGCTGTAGCACATAAAGGATTTTTATCTCAGGGTGCTGTTGCTTTATAAGCACAGCTTTCTTTCTATCTGTACCAGTCCATAGACCTTTGGTTTCTATGTAGACGTTACTAGTAACAGTAAAGTCAGGTGTGTATGTGTGGTTACTAGCTGGGATTACATACTTGATTTTGTCTTGTTCGTATCCTAGCTTCCACCCTTTTGCTTCGCAAGCTGCTTGGAATCTAGACTCTAAGCCACTGCGGTACCCTGCTGGGTTATGTCGTTTAGGTCTGGGCATTACGCTGCTCTCGTACTGACATAAAGATGTCTGCCCAATTAAAACATGACTCTACAACTTTAGTGGCTGTCATTTCTTTCTCTGAGATTAACTTTAAAACAGCATCTTTAGTTGCTAGTTCAGAAAGCATGGCTATAGCTACGTATTCCCGCATAGTCATGTGCTGCATGTTTATATCTTTCATGTGTTCTTCTCCTCAAGTTTGGCTTCTAGTGACTTAAATACTGGAATTAAGTGTGATACAACATTACTCTCTAGCCACCGATGCTTCTTGGCTATTTTTTTTATTTGCTCATCTGTCAGTCCTACCCATGTGCGTTGTTGTGCTAATGCGGCTTCTAATTCTTTTATAACAACATAGCGTGAATTAACCTCAAATCTTGTTGCGGTTATTTCTTCTGGTTGTTTTTCAATCCACTCTAATGCCAGCTTTATTGCTTCTTTACTCATGCTTGTCCCCTTGTGGTGGTTCCCAACTGTCGTTAGGTTTTTGCCAAATGTATAGCAGCTTCATGTTGAGGTGAAAACGTTCGTCATCGCTATAGAGTTCACGGCACTTGTCGTACCACTCTTCAGGCAAGAGTTCAGCTAACGCTCTCTCTGCCTTTACTGGACCTAAGCCAGCTACGCCAATGATGTTGTCACTTCTGTCACCTATGAGACTTTGCATGTAAAGAAACTTTAGACCTTGATCTGGAGTTACTTCTTGAAATACCTTCTTAACAAAGTTGTAGTGCTTCCCAGGTATCTGTAGCAAGTCTTTATCTATGCTGCAAATAACTGTTGTTCCACTTACTTTGTCTTGTTGTATTCCCATCTCATCGTCAGCTTCATATCCGTTGCAGATAATTGCCTTGTGTTGTGTTACTAGGAACTCTCGTACTGCTTGCCAATGTGTTGGTCGCTCATCTGGTCTGTTAGCCTTATAGCTAGGTGCTATATCCCTACGGAAATTGCCACTACCTGTAAGGTAAACACTGTAAGACGTAGCACCTGTGTCAGCTAAGATGTCTTGAATCATTTGGTCAGCCCTTGCTTGGGCTATCCATTGTTCGTCTTCATTAGCTGAGGCTGCTCCACGGTACACAACTATGTCCCCGTCTATAAGTGCTCTCATTGGTTATCCACACAATCTTGAAGTTGTTTAACAGAAACAAATATGTGTTTTTCTAAGTCTTCTTTAGACCAATCGTAAAACACACATTCTTCATAATCATCTTCCTCATTGACACGTACATAATCTAAAAGTTTTTGTAGAACTTCTTTAGGTACTAATACATTTTCCATTTCTATCTCCTTAAAAAAATGGGGCTACGATTTGGTTGTTTGGTAAACATGTTCTGTTTACGTGTACGAGAAAGCCAGAAAAGCGTACACATGACATCCTCGAATGCTGGCTTAACAGCCCCAACAAAACTAGGCAACTGCTTACCTAATTACTCCTGTACTTCATTCTCTGCAATAGCTTCTGCCATGTCTAAATCCCCTGCTGTGTAAGCTTCAAACTTACGAGCAAGAGAAATAACAAAGTCAAGATTGCTAGGTTCTAACTCAAAAGGCTTGCCTCCACGAGCAGCAATGTAAATGTCAGTAGCACGAGCTAAAGCGTTCTGACGAACAATAGCACGGTCACCGTGTAAAGCTGGAATAGGAAACACCTTAGCTGCATACCCTGTACCTGTTGTTTTAGGTACTGATACCGTAGTGTTACTAGTAGCAGCAGGTGGTACTGTTCCAGCCCCTTTACGCAACACATTAACTGCTTTGGTTTCAAGACCATAAGTACCAGTATTGCCATCAAACTCCACCTCATCTCCTGCACTTGCGTTAGGGTTCTTAAAGCCACATTTAACCCATGTGCCATTAACCTTAAGAGAGAAAGTTGGCTTGAGGCCAAACTTAGTGTTTACGTCTTTTGTAGAGATTGACTCTACGATGCCTGTCATCATTGTCATTTCAAAGTTCTTTCATATCAAACCAATTTTTACCTACTGATACTCCTGCATTGAGCTTCAGAGCCAGAGGCACCTTAAATCTTTCCTCAAAGTACTTGTGCGTGTCTTTGAGTATTGTTGTAATCTCCTTTACAAAGTCATCCGCAGCGTGTGCTGCAACATCAAACATTAGAGAGTCGTGAATGGTGTTAACCATTTTCACATCATCTCTGCCTTCTAGTGCCCTGAAGATAATACCCAACATCATTGGGACAATATCGCCAGTTGCTAGACCTTGGATAGGGTAGTTTTTCAATTCAGTTGGACTGAAATTGTAGGTCCTTGTAGACCAACTACTCTCATTGAAATATTCCTTAAACAAAAACTTACGTCCTGTTTCAGTGTTTAAAACAAACGTCTTTACTTTTTCTCGGAATCCTTCGTCATCTAATTCGTATGTAGAGTTGCGTTCAACTTCTTCTGCAAACTTTGTGTGCCACTCTGCTACTTGTGGATAACGTGTGTAAAACACATCTACAAACTTCTTAGCTTCATCTAAGCTACAACCAGCTTGTTTAGCAATAGCCTTAGCTCCAGCACCGTAGATAAGCTGAAATGTTCTAGCCTTGAATGGTTTACGTTCCTCCTTTGTTGGTGGTCTACCAAACATACCTTCGTACAAAGCACTGTGTATATCAACGCCACCTGAGATGTCCTTAATAAGCTGTTTGTCCCTAGTAACATGTGCTAGTGCTACAACTTCCAATTGATTAAAGTCAACCTCGACAATCACACCATCATTAAACCTTGAAGTAAAAATTTGCTTGATAGGGTTGTTGCTGATGTTTTGTAAATTAGGGTTAGTAGATGACAGACGACCTGTGACAGTTGCTGTGTGATTTAACTTGCCGTGTATAAAGTCTCCTATGACATGCTTGCTAAGCCCTTGTACATAGGTTGACAGTTGCTTTGATAGCTCTCGATACTTGAGCAATCTATTGATGATCTTAATAGCTTCTGGGTCAAATGTATGCTTGAGCATATCGTTTAACACAGAGTCGTCTACTGAGATTTGTCCTGTTTTAGCAGACACCTTTTCTGGGTCTGGTGTAAATTTAATGAACGGTTTTACATCTATGGTTTTATCCATAAGCTTGTACTTGGTTTTACCATTCTTGTACAAACCCACT